CCCAAGGCAATGATCAAACCAGACACAGCAGATTGCAGGCCCTTGATATCGCCACCCAAGTTGTCGCGCATCGTGTTTGCCATGTCAGACGCGGCACCGTCCACATTCTCCAACTCATTGCCAAATTCGCCAAGACGCTTTGCACCCTCAACAAGCACCAAGGCACCCGATGCGGCTTCACGTCCAAAGATGGTCATGGCGTCCGCAGTGGTCAGGCCAGCATCGCCAAGGCGTCCCATAATGACGCTAAGTTCCTGCGTTTGCGGGTTTACCTGATCAACTGTGAGGCCATATGCGCGCAGGGCTTGCTGTGCTGCGTCTGTAGGGCCAGCAAGCGATGCCAGCACCCCTCTCATAGCCGTGCCCGCTCTTGCGCCCTGAATACCCGCATCTGACAAGACACCGATAGCCGCTGCTGTATCGGCAAGACTGATATCCAGTGCAGCAGAAATAGGCGCGACTGTGGACATGGCTTGCCCAAGCTGTGCAACATCTGTGTTTGCCCGCGATGATGCCGCCGCAAGAACATCAGCGACCTTAGCCGCGTCCGTTGCTGCAATGCCAAAGCCCGACATGATGTTAGACGCCGTATCAGCCGCTTGGCCCAAACCCATGCCAGACGCCGTTGCCAGATCAAGAACCGCTGGAATGGCCGCGATGCTTTCTGCCGCGTCAAAGCCCGCCATAGACAAGAATGCCAGACCATCAGCGGCCTGCATTGCGCTAAACTCGGTTGTTGAACCCAAGTCGAGTGCGATATCCCGCATTCGTTGCAATTCAGCACCCGCCGCGCCAGAGATAGCCTCCATACGCGAAACGCTGCTGCTGAATTCGCTGATCGTGCCGATAGCCTGACCAATGCCAGCCAAGGCACCGATTGCAGCCGTGGCCGCGATTGTAACAGCCTTTAGGCCCTTGGTTGTGACACCGCCCGCGACCTTGCCCAGCTTGTCGCTGCTCTTGGTTAGACCGTCTACTTCCTTTTCGGTTTTGCCCGCTGTTTTACCAAAGGCAACAAGATCACCCTTGGCGCGCTTTACATCGCTCGTGTCAACGCCAACGCCAAGAGTAGCAACATTTTGAACCATCAGGATATTCCCATTGCTCTATCCATCGCGCGCTCTTGTTGCGCGGCAATTTCAAGCTCTTGTTCTTCGGTAAGTTCTGGCGACCAAGGCGGCGGGGCGTGCTTTTCATCATAGTCTGAAAATGCAGCCACAAAGGCGCTAGAGGCGTCCAGTATGTCTTGGAAGTCGTTAGGCCCCAAGTCGGTTTGAGTACCGCTTGCCCACGCCTGCAATTCCAGCGCGGATATCTTAACGGGGCCTGAATTGCCGGGGGAAAACCATCCGACCCTGCCAGCGCAATTTGCAAGAAACTGAGCTGTGTTGAGGGGCGGGAAATCAACATCACCGCCGCCTCGCATCTGCGCCTCAATGCGGTTTTGCTTGGCTTTCTCGTGTTCTTTCGAGTGCCACCACCCCAGCATTGAAGCGTATAGGATTAGTTCCCGTCTGCGAGTTCCAAAAAATCCTCAACGCTCCCTGCGTCTTCGGATAGCTGGCGAACAATGGCGGGATGCCCCTCATAAAGGGCGCGCGCGGCTTCGTCTGAAAACGGCAAGGCATTACCTTCACCGTCGGGCATGTTTTCCCAAGTGATCGTGGCCATGCGCCAAGTGTTTGCGATGCTGTCCTTGCCCTGTTCAAGCAATTCCTCAACATCACCGATAGACATTTTGGCCAAATCAGCGCCTGCGTTTTCTTTCATCTTTTTGGCGTTCACCTTGCGAAGTGCCGCCTGCAATGTTGGGCTGTCTGGCCCGCGCACCTTGATGCGGACAGGCTTTTCCTTGTCACCACCAAGATAGGCCAAGCGGCCACGGTCCCTTAGGTGGACCCATGCGCCGTCCTCGGATAGCTGCACTGTGTCTGTGAAATTAAACATGATGATTGTCCTTATGTGATGTGGTGATGTGGCGGGGTCTGCCATCACCAACGGACCCCGCCTAACCCGCGCGGGTTATCTTATGCGGCGACCTTTACGGGCACGCCTTCAAACGCCAGCATAACGTCCGCCATGACCACGTTGCCTGTCGTGATGTTGACGGGCTTGTAGCTTTTGATGATCGCAGTGCGGTAGTAAACCGTGCCGTTCTTGAGCGTGAACGAGAGGGCAACCTTGTCGCCTTTCGCGCCCTCAAGAACCGCTTGGCCTGCGTCGGCTTCGTCAAAGCCCAGCGACATTGTGCCTTCACCAGCGCGGAAAATATCGGAGAATTTGACTTCCTCGCCAAGTGTTAGATCATCAAACGTGGCAATGTCATATTCGCCGTCCAGATCAGGCACCGCGTTAAGACGCCCACAAGGGGTCATTGTCAGCGCTGCATAGCCTGTCGGGTCAACAGTTGCAGGGAGGGTTGTGGACACGCCTGCGGCCATGCCAACAGCTTGTTGTAAAGCCATATCAGGCTCCTTTTCAGTTTTTGGGATTGTACCCCTGCATCATCCCGAAAAGGGAGCGACCCGCAGGGAAGGCCGCTATTTGCTAACCAGTTTTAGGCCATCAACGGGCTGCACAATGCACTCCCCGTCTGTCTCGACAACGGATGCGACTTCGCACGAATAGATTGATCCGTTTTCCATCATGGCGCTGATCTTGTCGCCTTTCGCGGGCGCTTTGCCTTTGAACACTAGGTGAGGCACCGTGAGACCATTCGCCAGCATCGGCTTAATGCCAGCTTTGATTGTTGCGTTGCCGGTTGGCTTTTCGTCTTTGGACATGGTTTTTCCTTCGGTTAAAAAATGTATCGGCCAGATATAATCACTGGCACGTGGTAAACGCCGCCCGCCTGATATTCGGCTTGCGATGCTGGCAAATCCTCAATCCAGAACGTCGCCGCCTCAAAACCAACGGGAAAGCGCTCTTGAATTGCGGTTAGTATCTCGGATGATCGCGCATCCCCCTGCCCGTCCTCAATCTCGATACGGGCCAGAATGGACGCCGTGCTATCTGTGTCGCCACTCAAGTTGAGCGTGCGCTGTGTGGGCGCTAATTTCTGCACCACAATGCGCGGCAAGTCGTTCACAACTTTACCGCTGGGGTAGGCTATTGCAGGCCTGTCAGGCATACCCATTAGCCGCTCAATCAAGGCGTTCTGCGCGTCAACAATAGATGCCATATTATCCGCCTGTAAGCGCTCGGACTTGCTTGTCTATGCGACCCTGCCAGCCCCCCGATGATGCAAGGGCTGTGGTGCGCATAAGGCGTCCTTGTTGATTGTACGTGCGGCCCAGACTGTCGGTGTCTGAATAGCCAAATTCAATGCGCGGGGCATACTCGGATGAAAACGCCATGAGGATCGTATCGCCTGCGTCAAAGCCCGCTAGGCCCGCCGTAATATCAGGGGGCCGATTTCCAGCCACATCGCCCTGTGATGTGCCAATGCCGTTAATTGCAGTGAACGCAGATCCGATCAATGTGCCTTCGTCTACAGGCGTCTTGCCAACCACAAAAGAGCCTGTCTCTTGCGAGCTGGCCTGAGTGGCAAACATATCATAGCCAACGTCCGCAGCCGCCGCGATAATCACCTGATCAGTTTCCAGTGCGGTCAATTCAATAAAGTCGTTCACTTGCGCTTCAAAGGTCGCTGCCATAACACTTGATCCTTTTAGGGATATCACCATGAAAGCAATTACAGCCGCCCTATGCGCCCTTGCGTTGTCAGGGTGCGGAAACGACTGCGATGAGGTGGCGTTATACGATGCCATCAAGGCGGATGTGCAAAAACAGCTTAGATCGCCTGCGTCTGCTGTGTTTCAAGACTTGGATGCGATAGAGCGCATGTTTCTTTCTGACAACAATGTTTGCCACCTGTCTCTAGGCGCGCATGTAGATAGTCAAAACGGCTTTGGCGCGATGTTGCGGACAGGGTTTATGGGCAATGCCAAGCGCCAAGACGATGGCAAGATAGAAGTCAGCACCGTCCTCATTCCCTAAGACGCGGACCTAACCACACTCAAATCAATCACCGTGCGCGTGCTGCATCTGCAATTGATAATCTCACTTGGCGGCGCGCCCATTGACGTATCGCTTGGATGCAGAAACCGCGCGCCTGTCTCTGGTGACGTGAACGCCTCTCCAAACTTTACCCGCTGGCCATCCATAGCCGCGTGACTGTCTCGTGTGCGTCTACTACCCGTTGTGGCTTGCCATTCCAGTGTGATCGCCTCTTGCGGTAGCTTTCCGCTATCTACAAGCTGTTGCGTGCCTTCGTGTGCCCCTGCGGTAAAGGCGTTATGCGCTTCGGTGCGCGCTATCGTGCGGCCTCGATCCCGCAAGAGTTTGTCGCTATACGACTTGGCAATTCGGTCAACTTCGGCGTCTGTTAGTTTCCTGCCCACGTTGATTGCAGAACGAACCGTGCGACCCTCTGGAGGTAGCTTGCGACCAACACCAGAAGCGCGGCGCAGGTAATCTTTCATGCGGGCGGGGTCTGACAATTCAGCACGCGCCTTGATAACCGCATCAACGTCTTTTGAGTGCAGCCCAACCGTGCCGCCGCGATAGACCTTCCCCTGCTTTGTGCCGATCAAGGTTTTGCGGATGCGTTGAACGCCTTGGCCCTCCGCTATGCCGTTTTCAATCGTCGCCCGGATGCCAAGGCGAATATCGTCCGTGATCTCCGTTACCAGCGTTTGAGCCTTGCTGCGCGTCCAGTTTTCCGCTCGGATATTCCGATGATTGAACCCTACGCGAATGAGCGCCGCCGCGCTGCGCTTTCCCGTAATTTGCGCCTGTTGCCATAGCGCGCCTTGGATGAAAGCGTTTGTTATCTGCTGATCAAGCGGTGCCCAAAAATCAGGCCCCAAATTCATTCCCCGAATGACGCCAGCTACGTCTCCGTTTTCGATTGCGGCATCAATCGCGGATATCTGGGCTTGGGACTTCATGCCCTCAATAGCGTCGAGAAACGCCTTGCCCATGCCGCGCTCAAGTTTGTCTAATTCGCGGGCGAATGCAGCTTGTGTTTGCTTGGCCATGTTGCCCCTATCCGCTGCTTACAGGCACACCACCGCGCACCATGACCTTCCATACCACAGTGCCGCCCTGCAATGCCACCCGCTCAACACCCTCAACGCTGTACCGCAGCCCCGCCATGATGATCTTGTCATCTGTTGTCGGGTCTGTGTCACCAAGGGCAAGTGTCAGCATGATATCGCCCGTCTGTGTATTGCCCGCCGTTGTGTCTGAAAAACTGGGCTTAGAGGGGACAACCTGAAACGTGAACGGCGTGTCAGGCGTGTATGTCTTTGGGTATGCGTTTTCGTCTACCACAGCGCCCTTGCGGACAAGCGTAGCAGTCTCGCCATATTGCCCGATTAGCCGCGTTGCCGTAGCCTGCATTCTGTTTAGGAGGGCCATTAGACCGCAAACGCCGCAAAGCCAAAGTTACCACCACCGATCAACGGGGCAAGCAACGCGGTAACGCTCGGAATGTCAGGCTGCACAGATGTGCCCGCCTTGCCGCCTGAATACTGCACCTCAATATCGCCAACCTTTTCGCGCGTCACAATCTGATCAGATGCCAGCACGCGGTTAAGCTCAACACCAGCCGCAAGGTAGTATGCGGCCTCGTATACGGCGCTTAGAACGCGCTCAGGGATGCCCTCGCCCACATCATTGCCATATAGGTCCACAGCGCCGCTACGCGGCCACTCACTGACCTGACCACCCACAAGCGGCTTGCCTACCCACAAAGGGACTGGATAGCCGTTATTTGCAGGCTTGTAGCCCAGACCATCCACATAGGTAGATGCGCGGGCACGTAATCCGTTCTTTGCCGCATCATCAAGCCCGTCAACAGCGTAGCCGTTGTCTGCCCAATATGCGTCCAAGTCTGCGTTGTTGCCGTAGGTCATAGACCGTTACCCAATACGTTCACATTGATACCACCCTGCAAGAGGGTGATGATCGTCTGCTGATTAGCAATCATTGTGGCGTTTTGCTGAATGATTGTTGCGGCTTGGCCCTCGGATGCCCCGCCCGCGACCATCAACATCATCGCTCCGTTTTGGTCGCGTGTGGAGAGCAATGATCCGTTCTGATCAATCAAAACAACGGGGATAGCCTCTACGTTGATACCACCGCCACCGCCCATGTCGGGAAGCTCGTCAATCGCCATATTGCATACACTCCGATACAGGTGCGCTTAGTGACGGGGCGAACGTGCCGCCCCGCTTCTAAGATCACTTGTCTTTGTCAAACTTCGGCTTGGCCTGAGCCTTTGCCAGCTTTTCCGACTTTATCCAGCCTTTAACGCCAGCGTTTGCCAGATCGGCTTCGGAGAGTTCAACCACAGCACCGCTTGCGATTACGTCTCCATTCGGCAGGATCAAACGCCCTGCCGTTGTGTTTTCATACGCATCCATTATGCAAGACCCGTGATGCGCTTGAACGCTTGCGGGCGGCGGATATTGACAGGCGAGAAACGGAACATGCCCAGCACCTTGATCTCAAGATTTACCGCTTGGGGCGCAATGAATTGCAGCGGCATCGGCATGTGCATTTTCACAACCTGCGGGTCGCGGCGGTACATCGTGGCCGTGTCGGTCAGGCGGTGATCAAACTCGACCGCCAAGGGCTGTCCAGTGCGGCGCGTGTAGCGGTTGGCACGGGCAACAAAGTCAAGGATCGTGGTATCGCTACCGTCACCCAAACGGCGCTCAAACGTGCCAGCCAATGCAAGCGGGAAGATGATCGTATTGACCAACTCGACGCCCATCGTATCCGCTTCAATCGCTGCAATCTGGTCATTAACCAGCGCAAGGATTTCATCAGGCGTGGATGTTGCCAGCGTCTTTGCAGCCGCCGCCTCATCAATACCAGCCATTGTCAGCAGGCCATCGTTGCCAGATGCGCCAACCATTGCGACCTCATCAACAAACTGCTCGTACCCCATGCGCGCGGCTTCTGCACCGTCCGCAGAAAGGGGCTGGCCAACCATTTGAGCCGCGCCAATTTCCTCCAGTGAGAAAGAGTAACCGATGCCACCCATGCCAACGGTTGTCTCGAACTTTTGGCGCTGCATGTTGACCAGCGGGATATCATCGCCCTTGCCGCTGATCATTTTTGCCTTGCCCTGCGCGTCTTGCGCAAAGAACGTGACCGATGCTGCGTAGGGGTTGGCAGATGTATCGACGGGAACGAATTGTGCGTAGCGAATAGCGGGATAGGGCTTTTTCAGCACTTCCGTTTCGATATGGCTACGCTGTGACGTTACAAAGCCAAGAGCGGCCTGCATGTCACCGATTTGAACTTGTGCGTTCATGGTGTAAGGCCTCCTTAGCCCAAGTATACGCGGGCAAGATTGCCAGCGGTTGCGGTTGTTTCAAACTTTGCGCCTTCGATTGTGGTCGCAAGACCGTCACCGATGACACCTGTGGCGGCTGTGAACGTCACTGCATTTGCAGGCGTCACATCTGTTGAGACCGTTACCCAAACAGCGCCTTTGCGCATAACGCCAGCGACTTCACCAACGGCGTATTCGTCTGCTACGCGCGTCTTGTCGGCAATTGCGATGCCCTCAAAACCAGTGCCGCCCAAACGAGCAGAACCATCAGCCGCGCCGCGACCTACGGCCAAGCCAAAGGCAACAACGGCGTTTTCAATGGTGCGGGATGCAACATCTTTGGGGCCAGCGGTGTCAGCAATCATGCCAGCAAAGCCAATGGCCATTTTTTCGGTGACTGCACCGTGTACGTCTGTGATAGCCATGTCTTAGGCCTCCTTTTTCGCAGGGTTTTTCCACGCTTCGGACAGGGCCGCATCGCGTGCCGCATAGACGGCGTTAAGACCATTTACGGTCTTGGCGTCCTTGATCGCGTCGGCAATGGGATCGCCATTGGATGCATCCTCTGACAGAATGTCAAAGCGTGCGTCTATGTAGGCCTGATCCTTGCCCGCCATCGCATCGCCCAGCTTGGCAACAACAACAGCCTTGCGGATATCCGCGTCCGCCACGCCGTCCGTTTTCACGTCTGCGTCGATTGCCTTTGCGGATGTGATCAGGGCCGCTCGGTCTGCCACGCGCTTGTCGATATCAGCATCTGAAAGCACCTTGGCCTCTGCTGCGTCCTTGGCTGCGTCTGCCTTGGCGATATCTGCGTCTTTTGCAGCAATCGCGGCGGCGTGTGCCGTTTCCATATCGGATACCGTTTTCGCAGTGTCCGCTTTGAATTTCTCGATTGTGGCCTTATCGGACGCAGTGACGTTTACCGCCGCATCGCCCAAAACCACAGATTGTAGATTGTCAGTCATTGTGACTTCCTTTTCGTCTGTGTGGATGGGCGTAGCGCCCCATTGATACGCACCGTCGCCAATGCGCAATTCCTTGCCGCCTCTCGCCTGTGAAACCACAGCAACGTGGTTCATGCGAAAGTCGGACATAATGGCGTCGTAAGGCTCGCCTGTAGGCGTCACCCCGTCTTTGAATTCGATGCTCGCATCGTATCCCATGGAAAGCTCTTTCGGGCCGTCACTCGACTTGATCAGCGCGATTGCAGTGGCATCACGAAAGATCAGCGGCACGGATACAAAGTCACCATCCCGCATCACGTCGCGGTCAATCTCACCAACGGCCAAGTCTTTCCAGTTGTCAGCAGAAACACCACCGTCGGGATGATTGATTGTAATGGGCTTGCGCGCGTAGCTTTCAATCGCATCGCGCGAAAACACAGCATCAGACGGGCGGTAAACGCGAATTATCTCGCGGTCAAAAAGCCCCATCTCACTGCCCAGATAATCCTGCACATTGCCGCCACGGGCAACGCGCGCCATGACAACCGCACCATCATCAGTTTGCTTGATCTGACCTGTCACGGGCATGGTGTCTGTGAATTTATGCGTGGTCATTCTGTCACCTCATCGCCATCAACATCAGGCGCAAACATTGCTTTGTATTCAGCCTCAAGACCCGGTGCGATGCCGCTCTCGGTCAAAGCGTTCACAAGCGACCCCGCAAGTACCTCTTCGGGTATCTCGCCAAGCTCGGATGCAATCTTGAAAGTCTCTGCAATCGTCTTGCCTGTTGCCGCTTTTTCTTTTGTGGTTGGTTGCCACAGTGAACGCCAATTGTAATGGATCTCGGAGGGTCTATCGCCCAACGCAGAACGAATTAGGCACTCATCAAGAATGGTCATCTCAGGTTGGTTTTCCAGCGTCTGAATAACCTTCACGCGGTCATAGTATCCGCGCGTATCCGCATCGCCTGTAGAATTTAGACCGCCGGGGGATGTGCCAAAAAGCAACGTCATGGGAATACCAGACGCTGCACTTGTCATTTGCATAAAGCGGTCAATAATATCGGGCAAAGTTGCAAAGCTGGCGCTCTTTTGCTCGTATGTGTCTTTTGCGTCGGTCATCAACATGCCGTTGATACCTTTGGTCTTGGCCAGCAACATGCCGCGCGCCAAAACCATCTTTTCGTACTCAGTGCCGCCTGTTCTTAGGCCCTCATTGAAACCGTCAATACCCATCACATCAATCTTGGCCTCAAAAACCAAGGACGCCACATTGGCAATGGTAGCATCAAGATTGCGAATATCTGTCAGGCAAGATGTGAGACTGCTATCGCCCCAACCAAGGTTTGCACCCGCATAGATATCATCGGGCAATTCCTCGCCCTTGAACGCAACAACGCGGCTTGGATGTATCTCCTCCCCGTTAATCGAGTAGCTTTTCGGCTTGCCGTATCCATCAAGTCTTGGGTCTGTTTGGATTGGACCCGCGCTAATTCTACTGCGGTCAATGACGGTCAGGTACTTAATGCCGCCCTTGCGAATTCGATCCGCGACAAGAGGCTTTTCTGCGTTTGTGTCACCAGTGCCGATATAGACAACGGACCCTCCGAAGAGGCGCGCCTTTGTTTTTGCCTGCACAAGTTTGCCTTGCAATCCAAGGCGCTGTTCTTCGGCTTCGATTGCGCTGATCTGTTCAGGCTCCGCTTGCCAGTCACGCCATTCGCGGAAACTGTCTTGAGCTGGCATATCAACAATCTTGCGGGCAATGGCGCTGCCCCGGTACATCATGGCAAGCTGCGCGTCATCAATCGCAGGGTCAACATATGTCGAATGACTGGCCTTGTCTCGATCCGTACCGAGATTGGCGACAATGTTTTTCAGGCCGTCAAGGAAAGGCATTTGCATTAGAGTGTACCCTCCCATGAGTTATCAGCGCCCTCACAAGGAAAGAACGCCATGTTAATCGCATCTGCCAAGTTAGGTGATCGCGCACCGTCTGGTTGCTTATCGACCATCGTTTTACCCGTGCCGCTTGTCTTGTGCTGCGGTTGGCTCAACTCATCCTCAATCTGCCTGATATTCGGCAAATCACTGGGCAAGCTGATCATCATATCGGCGTCATGGGGCTTGCCGTGTCGCGCTTTATGCGCATTCTCGAACCGCTTTCGCAGCGAAAACCACGCCTGAGCCTTTAGGTTCTGGTATTGATCTTTGTTGATCGGACTTTGCGGGTTGTCAGGTTCAATTCGTTTGTCGGGGTCCAGCACCGAGGCACCGCCCGCCCATGGGTGCAATTTCATGCCTTGTGGCTGATCTCCACGCCGCCCCATAGACGCCCATTCGCCCGTAACGCCCTCACCTACCCCGATACTGTCGTAATAGCCCTCAGAGACGCCCTGAGCGCCCATAGCGGCCACAGCCTTATTCGTGGTCAGTGATGTATCCAGTCCGTTCCACGCCTCAACGCTCAACAGGCCTATTCCCTTGCGAATGGCCAGCGCGTTTTCGTCGCCACCATCTTCACCGCCCGCAACATCGAGTGCCGCGTATTTCTTGCCCGTGATCTCAATTCCAAGTCGCTCGGACAGGCCTATCGCAGACTGTATCCAAGCCGCTGGAATAACGACCTTAGACCCCATGCTTTCGTATTCGCCCAGCCAAGTGTGCGCAAATCCGTCGGGGTCTGTGTCTTGATCGTTTTGCGCCTCTTTTAAAAGCGTGTTCGGCAAGAACGGGTTGTCCGTGTAATTCGCCTTAACGACTATGGCATCTGACCTTGGCCCCTTTGGGCCGCGCAAAAGTCGCTCAACAGGATCGCCACGCCTACGCGGGTTCCAGCTAAAGAATATCCGCGACCCTTCTTTGCGAATGGTAGGCCGCAACAAATCCATAGACCGCTGCGAAAGGCTCTGAGCCTCCTCCACCCAAGCAATGTCAAAACCTTCAAGGGACTTCACGCTGTCTGCTGTGTGATCTTGCATCCCTACAAAGATACAAAGACCTGACCCACCAATGCGCCTGATCTCGGTTTTCAGAACCTCAAACAGATGGCCAACGCCAAACTCGACAATCTTGGCCTCGATTAGCTTTTTCGCAGACAGGGCCAAGCTCTTTTGGATTTCACGAATGCAGACGATACTGCAATCGGGGTCTGCAATCATCTCCTCAACAACAAGCCCGGCTAATTCATGCGACTTGCCAGAACCGCGCCCGCCGTAAACGCCGATATACCTAACCAACTCGCCAGATGATGTTTCTGTCGCATGTATCGGCACCGCCCAGCGTGGGGTCGGTATGTCTAGCTCAATCATCGCTCTTGGCGTCAACAACACGGCGCGTCACAACTTGAGGCGTCATCGTGCCTTGTGGGCTTTCCACGTTAAGAGACTGCACCGCAGTACCAAGACCACGATCCTCGCTATCCTTCAACAGCTTCAACATAGCCGCTTCGATATGCTCAACGCTGGCACCGCTTTCAGTCGCCTCGACAACAGCGTCTAAAAGCCTGCCCCGAATGAGTGTGGCCTTTTCCGCGTTGGCGATCTCGGCTTTCCGCTGCTCGGATGTTGCGCCGATTGGGTTGCCGTTTGGTTGCCCAAAGCGTGTTTCAACAGGCGGCTTTTTGTATCCAACTTCGCTCATATTGAAAATTCCCATCCTAGGGATAGCCACTTACCCAAATTGACCGCGAATATCCGATTATCCCGCACGGCCTTGACGCTTGCGCGCATATGGGCGTTTGAGGCCTGTGGTCTGCCTTTGGAGGTTGCGGGGGTGTTAGTTGAGCGCGGCGATTTCCATTGTACCGAAACCGCTGTGCAGGCGGGCCGCGCTCATGAGGTGTGACCCCTAGACGCTGTGAGGCATAAAGCCCGCCGCGTTTAGCCTAGCGCATGTCACACCGCAGGAAAACGGCTTGATCGCGCGTTACAGTCGCGCCCCTGTCGCCGTTTGCAACCAACTTGCCAGAATGCGACATCACCCACATAATGGGGATGCAATGCGTGCTGGCCACACTATCGCCCTTACGGCGATGACTTGTAGAGCGTGGCTATCGTTGCAGGCTGATTAGGCCCGCTATTGTCGCCTCGGATTATTCGCCGCGATTTCTGCCCGATCAAAGGTGAACATCGCCGCATATCTCCGCGCTCTTGACGATGTGCCAGCATTTCGCTTATTCGGGCCAGTATCCGGTCAAAGGCCAAGCCCGACAAGGCACACCGACAAGAAAGCGGCTATTGAATTGCAAAAGCACCCGCGCTGCCTGCGTATCAAAACGCGCGCGGGTTACTTGAGGCAATCGGAGATATCCAGTGTCGCCTCAAGCCTAGGGCTATCACCCAACAGCCCTCACGTCAAGGGGGTCAAACTGTACGGGCACCTTGCCGCCCATCATCTGCACCATGCCCTCTACGACTGGCCACTTGTCGCCTGTCCGCTGCACGATCCTGTTAAACCATATATCCATATCCGCGAATGGCCCACTGGTCGCCCTTATGTGCTGCCCTTTGGTGTATTCTGCTATCGCGGCCTTGGAGTTGGCGTCAACGCGCTGAGCGGCGCTGTAATTGGCATCTACAAGCGTTTTGAACCTGTCCAGCCCGCCGCCGTCCACAACCTCGCGGCGCGGCACAACCTGAAACGTGGGGGCCAAGAACTTCACGTCCGTTGCCGTCATGAATTGCTCTGCGGTCATTTCGATAAACAGATAATTCGGCAGAAACGGGCTTTCGTGGGATTCAGCGTATCGGTTTTTGCCCGTGCGATAGAAGTCGACCTTGCGTCCGCACCATGCCTTAATGCCCAAGTCGCTCAGGGCGTTGATGACCCAAAACTGCTTGTAAGTCTGGGGATAGTGGTTGCGGATAACGCCCTTTGCATCTGCGCGGCGGTCTGGAATGGCAAATGTGTCCTTACACTTGCCGCCTTGGACGTAGCCTAGGTATGTGATTGCTTTGCTCATTTTCTGCCCCTTGCCTGTGCCTCGTTGTATTCTGTCATGCCCCCACCCTGTCGCGACACTTGAGCTTCCAAATCAAAATCCCGTCCGCAAACTCGCTCAGCAGTACGCCATGACGGTGCATTGCGTTTAGATGGTTGCGCACCGTACTCAACGCAGGGCTTTGCCGCTTTACGGGTGCCGCCTCCATAATCTCTGAAGTCGTCCGCCATCGCTTGTCCGCCATCACTTTTGCAATATCGACCTGCAACTGCGGTGGCAGGTCAGGCTTGGGCGGCTCGATAGGTTTCTTTGCGCTGATAATTGCGGCGCGCAACTTGTATTCCGCATATGCGCTTGCCCGAATTTTGTCTGCTGGCCTGTCCTTGTAGGTGACGTGGCCGTGGCGGGCGTTATGGTCTGCTATCTCTGTTCTGTGGGTGATGTTGGTCATTGGCTGGCCTCGTCACGGTCAAGCGTCAAAAAGTATTTCTCACCACCGAGATAGGACCAGCCTCGCTCTATGTCTAGAGTTCCAATTCGGCTTACACTCTCAATGCACAGAACGCAGGCAATTATGAAGCCCAATGCTAGACCGAAAAAGAAATTACTCATTCCCCTGCCCCTCCATAAATCTCAACGGCATCAATGAATTGTGGGACGCACCCCAAGGCTACGGCCTGTTGATCAAGCCACTTTAGCGCTTCCGGCCAACCGTCTTGTCCCATGACATGAGGAGCATGGTGTTGCGCCCACATATAGGCGTCGAGACGGTCTGCGAATTTGAGCCATTGGCTGTCAATTTCATTCAATCCATCAATATGAACATCCCACATTTCATAGATTTCAATGCTTTCAAGCTCTGCAAAAGCATCAAACAAAACAGGATATTTATCCTTGCTTGGTGCCTTCACATCACCAACCACGCTTTCTCCGTCGTCATGGATCAATGCGGCCCTGATAAGTTCAACTGACGGCTCAGGGTGCATCATCAGAATAATGCGCGCCACACGTCCTGCATGGCCGTCTATGCGGTCGCATGTATGCGCTAGGTCGGGATTGGTATGCCATCGGCGGACAAACCCTGCCAAAAATGCTTTACGAATACTCACTCCTCGCCTACCCCGTAGATATAATTCAAATCAGTTAGGCTTCTGCCCATATGCTCTGGCGCTATCTCTATGGCTTCCTTGCGGCGTGCGCGTGACCCCGTATTCCCCACCAGCATGGTCTTGCCGTTGATAGCGGGCTTGTCGCGGTACAGGACGGGCATCCATGCCCCTGCGGTGGCTGTGCGCTCTTGTGTGAACCAAGTCATATTGCTGCTCCTCAAAATGGCACTTCGTCATCAAGGTCACGCGACCCACCGCCGCTCTGCTGGTCATACCCGCCTTGGTCATAACCCCCGCTGGATTGCTGAGAATTGCCACCTCCTGAATTGCCGTTAGGTCCGTCAAGCATCGTCAGCGTGCCGCCGAAGCCTTGCAGCACAATCTCCGTGCTGTACTTGTCCACGCCGCTTTGGTCTTGCCATTTGCGGGTTTGGAGCTGGCCCTCGATGTAAACCTTGGACCCTTTGCGCAGATATTGCTCTGCGATGCGCACAAGGCCCTCGTTGAACACCGCCACGCTGTGCCACTCGGTCTTTTCTTTGCGCTCGCCTGTTTTTTTATCTTTCCAGCTCTCGGATGTGGCAATGCGCAGATTGCACACCTTGCCGCCGCTCTGGAATGTGCGCACTTCTGGGTCTCCCCCAAGATTGCCAATGATTATTACCTTGTTTACGCTGCCAGCCATTATGCTTGGTTCCTTGCTTCATGTGCACGGATGCCATGCAAAACAGTGGTGTGGTCATAGCCTCCAAAATATTCGCCAATGCGGGTTAGCGAATAGCCCGCCGCTTTAGCTCGTGAGAATGCCTCGTGCCGCGCGTGAGATATCTTGTGGGCGCGCGTGCTTTGCAGCATCTCCTTTGGTGTAAGGCCATGCTTGCTGGCAACGGTTCCGTGAATTGCGGCGATAGGTGGGACCGCGTTTGGATCCATAGGAGCGCGAGCCATACCGAGATGATACGCGGCCTGCGCTACCTCGATTATCTTGGCTTCCAATTCACGGTTGTGGCGCTCTCTCATTTGATCAAGGCTCTCGGTCATATCAGCTATTCCCCGCCGTCTTGGTTTTAGGCATAGCGACCCCAAGCTGTGCTGCTATAGTCTCGCTACCCTTTGGAAAGACAATTGAGGCGCTGTTCATAAAAAGCGCGTCAACATCCGCGCGGATGTCTTGCCAAGCGTCCACAGCGCTCATGTCACCAGTGCTGGCCTGCCTGTTGCGGATCATCGCACCCTCACCATCGGCATCATATTCGATAGCAACGCCGCGAAGTGTGAACCCCTCGGGCAGCAATTCCTGCATGTCCGAAATCATCGCTTTGGTGATCTTTTTTTCCCAGTCGTATTTCATATCTGCATCCCTGCTGTTTGACATTGTTGGGGTGTGACCATGCCGCGCTCGATCAGGCTGCGCGCTTTAGCCGATGTGATGTTTGTGCAAAGGAACGGCTTGCCTGTTTTGATCGTGTCGGCAATCTGGGCATCCGCCGCGTCAGGGTCATAGGGGGCAGGAGCGCCACGCAAAGCATCAACGTACCCCTTGTTGCGCAACCAGCTATCCGATCCTGCCTTGTGGCGGTGGCTGTTGCCCTCTTGCTGTTCTGCGTAAATCCGAGCGGCGCGGAGAAGGTCAGCAGGATCGACGCCACCCTCAACCGCAGCAGTGAAAAGTTCCTCAGTCACGTCTTGGTTCTTGGGCCGTGGGTGTGCCTCCAAAAAATCCTCAAAGAAATCTGAAAATGTTTGTGGCGCAGCCACACTTGGTTCTTTTACAGGTTCAATGGTAAGGTTCGTGTCGCAAATTGCGACTACCCCCGTCGCACCGTTGCGACCTTTCCCCCCGTTTTTTGCGACTTTTCCCCCCGTCGCATTTTGCGACTTTTCCTTGCGCTTTGATGATGGGCCAAGCACTACATCTAGGTGAAGGTCATATTGGTTAGACCCCCTGCCGCCCTTTCCATCGCCCCGACTATGGCGCGTGAGCAGCCCCTTTTCCTCAAGCACAGACAGGTGACGAAACGCTGTGGCGCGGTCCATTTCACATTCATCAGCAAGCCGTTGCGCAGAAGGGTTGCACTGGCCCGTCTCTTTGTTGTGAAAATCCGCAAGCTGGATCAGCACAATCTTGGCGGCAGGCTTCAATCCCTTGACGTTTGCAGCCCATATCAAAGCAATTCCGCTCATGAAATAAGCAGCGTCACGTTTTGCGCCTCCAAAATGGCTTTTTTCAAATTGAACTCCGGGGTCCGCATACCCTTTCGATCCTCGATCACAGTCGCTCCGTTCAGACGCAAATCGACATAGCGAAAGTCCGCAACGTAGGTGCGCTGTCGCTTGCCGCTGTCGGTCATTATCGGCCCATCACGACCAAATAGCGGGATAGGCACTTGGCGCTCCAATTCGGTGATCTCGCCTGCCTGCTCAAGAAACTTTAACTGGCCCCAACGCTGTGCCTCAGCCTTGCTGTCAAAGCCTTTGCGTTAAAGTCTACGGCCTTGATGCGCTCCGTCACGCGGCCACCGTCAGCAGGAACCAGCGTTTGAACCGCTTGCCATCCCGCTTTACCCATACGTCACCGATACTGTGGCCCGCTTCTTTCAAATCTTTAATCCTGCGCGGCAAGTGCATCACCCCGAAGTCAGACACGGCGTCCCAGAAGGTGATCGACTTGCCTGCCTTGAGGTGCCGCAGAATACGGGCGTTTTGGGTTGTAGTACTCATGTCACATTCCCAACGCTTCTTTATACATGTCCAGCACCGCCTCTTCTTCGGCAATGTCGTCAGGCTCGCGCTTGCGCAGCGCGATCACCTTGCGCAAAACCTTTGTGTCATAGCCGCGAGACTTGGCCTCTGCCATGACCTCTTTTTGCTGTTCGGCAAGGTCTTTCTTCTCTGCCTCGAGACGCTCCACACGTTCAACAAATTGACGCAGCTCATTAGCCGTGACCTTATAGGCCCTGTCGGCAACCTCCCGATCCGCGTCAGTTTCCTTCATGCGTGGCTGGCCCTGATCTTGTGTATCAAGCATATCTTTACCTCGTTGGTTGGATTACGGCGGCAAGAGCGCGTTGCAGCGACTTGCGGATGTTTGTGGTGGCGTGTGACTTGGTGGACTTGCAGGGGCAGTCGTCCAGAGCCACGCGCAGGCTGTGAACCTCGTCCATCGGCACGCGGATAACGGCATGGCCGTCCTCTACTGTGACGCGGCGGGTCATTGTGCAGCCCCCCAAAAGACCTGCGCAGCATCATCAGGGTTGCCTGATGTGATAGCCGCGCAGGTGAGTGGCTGTGAACGTGTCGCACCGTCACAGCGATCCTGAATAAAAGACCCCGCGCGCAATGAAGGCGCGGGGCAAGGTGCCGCCGTCAGCGCGTTAGGGCGCGAGGCGGGGCGGTGTTCTGTTGTGGGGGTCATGCGTGGGCCTCCAGCGAATAGCCGAAGCCGTGATGATTAATTATCAAAAAGCTATCCGGCAGTTTCGAGCGGATCTTGCAGACGTAAACGTCAATTACTTTTTCACTTGGGAGGCTGTCAGCATCAACTCGGTCGAAATAAATTGCCGTGTAGAGCGCATCCCTAGAGAGCGCAGCTTTTGCATCGTAAAGCGCCACCATGAGACGCCGCTCAAACTTAGTCAGATTCACGCCGATTTGGTCAACTGGATGTGTGTCTCGCGGCTTAATAGCGTCTATCTGCTCGATGACACCGAGAAGATACTCAACCGCCTCTATAGGCCTCATATCAGCCACAAAGTCCCGAACCGTTCTTTCGTGTTCCGGCCTTGCTTTTAAGCCGCGACGGCTTAGAATGCTGCGCACAGCATTGTAGGATACGCCCAACTCCGCAGACATGTCGGAGATTGACATCCCCTCTTGGACATATCGTTCAATCTCTGAGCTGTCGTAAACCGTTTTTGAAGCGCCGATCATGCCGTCACCTTCACGGCCATGAGGCCAGCTTCGGTGATAATCCACATATCGCGCATGTAGCCCGCATCGTCGCCAGCGGCGCGGATGTATCCGGCCTTGTCTAGCGCAGACAGGGTGGCACCAGAGCGGGCCACAGCCGCGCCTAGATGCCATTCCTGATCTATCATGTAGCAGAGGGTGGTATGCTGTGCGGGGGGGGAGGGTCATGACGCCGATGCCTGTCGCTGAGAAAGCCCAGAAAACTGAGGCCATGCTTCAACGGGAACCTCACCATCAGTGACTTTTTCAATGGTTAGCGCGGTGTCTAAGCTTAGACGCGGGTTAGCGCTGCAAAGCTTGGCGACATTGCCTTGCGTCATGTCCGCTAGTGCAGCGAACTCGACTTGTTTTACCCCTTGGGCCTTGAGATATTGCTTAAGTGTGCTCATATCCCATCTTATGCCTGACAGTAATATTCCCGTCAATACTAATTATTCCTCAAACCGCTTTCACAACGGCGCGGTTTGGCAGCACACTATTTTCATGAAAAATGTGCGTGAGATTAGAAAGGCCAAAGGCCTATCCCAGATAGAGCTGGCCGAGAAGGTTGGTTGCAGCCAGGGCATGATATCTAAGATAGAGAAGGGTGACGCTAACCCCACTCTGGATATGATCGAGGCCATAGCAGACGCATTGGAGACAAGCCCCGCGTCAGTTTTTGGCCTACCTGAACTACAGCAGCGGGCTATTCACGCTTTGGAGCGGATTGACCCCTCAATCCAGCCAAGCGCCTTGATCGTTCTTGAGAAGATGGCAGATAAGTAGCCTCAATAAGGCGTAGAAACGCCCATAGCTGATTCTCATCAAGCGCCTTTATTTGCTCGTTTTCTTTATTACCCATACTCGATGTTCTCCGATGTTCTCACACTTGTCTATGGTGTGATTAAAATATTTTTGTGAAATATTCCTGACAGGCATTGACTGTATATTACTATTGGGAATATACTTATCTCAACAGCCACACTGGCTAAAGAGGAGATAGACATGAACACCCTGCCCATCATCATCGTGAACAACTTTGGCCAAGCGCGCCTTGGCGAGGTTGTTACGCAGCGCGACGAAGAGCTTGCCGAGTGCTACCTGCGCGACCGCGCTCAGCGGATTGTAAGCGGCCCTGCGTTCATTGCGGGAAGCTGGACGCCCTCAGAAGGCGGCGCTCCTGCGCTGGCACGGTAACTCCAACACCACAGCCCAAGCGGCACCCACAAGGGAACGAGGATAGAGAACATGACTGAGCAAATGGAAAAAATGCTGATACGCGCAGCCTCAATTATTGGTGCGGCAGGATCAAAATATACATTTGAGGCTCAAAAATTGGGTTGGGTAAAATTCAACGGCACTCCTCAAAACTCTACTACATCGAGATACAAAATCACGCCAGCAGGCGAAGAAGCTCTAAGAGAATTTCAAGCCGCAGCCTAACCCCCCCCCACGCGGGGTTTAGCGCCCCGCTCCAATACGGAGCAACCGACATGAACACCCTACTCAACGAATTTCGCCGCCCTGCCATTGAGGCTGGCCCGATCCGCGCAACGCTTGGCGCTCTGGTCGTAATTGCATCGCTTGCAGGTGCCAACGCTTTCTACACGGCGGTTACAGCAGCCAATCTCGCAGCAACGCAGGAGGTAGGGCAGTGAGTTCTCATTACGCACCACGTGATCATGTTGGTCACTACACCTT